TTAAAGAAAATCATACTTACATCAACAGAATACATAGTTTATTATCAATTCTTTAGTTATGAGTAGTCTTGGATTTTTTTATAGTTGTTATACCGAAAAGAAAGCGGTAGAATATTCTCTATCTGAATTAAGAAAGTACTATCCAGATTCTCCAATCTATCTTGTATCTGATGGGGGATTGGATTTTTCTTATTTAAAAGAGTCTGATGGTAATATATTTGTATCTTTAGAAGAGGATACAATGTCTGCTACATTTAAAATTACTGGTGACCAAGTAACTGGTAATTTTAGGGAAGAGGAAAATCAGACAGCAATTAAAAAATGTGCTCTCGCAGTTTTGGATAGATTGGAAAGAGCAATAGAATATTGCAAAACTGATTATATTCTAATGTTAGACCCAGATGCCTTAGTGAGAGGAAAACTTACTATTCCTAAAGGAGTAAAGTTATTAGGATCTAGAATTAATAGTGGTCTTCCTGAAGGATTTAAAAAAGTTTTATCATCAGTTGGTAAATCGAAAGTTATAGATTGTTGGGGGGCAACTCCTGCAATCTTTGAAACAAAGACTTTCCTTAAAGCACTTAATGTGCTAAAATCTGATATAACAATCCTTGATAGGTTATCAATGGAGTATTATGCAATGTTTGCTCATGATTTATTACTCCCAACTCTATTCGCACTTGTAGGAGAAGAAGAAACATTTAATCCTGAAATTATAGAGTGTAATAGAGACGCAAACTGGCACTCAAAACCCAATCCATTAGTTCATCAATTTAAAGTTTATTATGAATAAAGATTTTGTTATAGTTTCCTCTCTCTTTAATATTCAAAGAGAAGGTATGGACGGTAGAACCTGGAAAGACTATCTTGACTGGTTCGAAATCACTCTCAAATTAAAATGCCCAATGATCCTGTTTGTCACTGAGGATCTTGTTGATTTCATTGCAGAAAAAAGAGGGGATCTTCCCACCAAAGTAATTTCTCAAAAGATTGAGGAGATACCTTATTATTATCTTAAAGATCAGTTAGATGAATTAATTTCTACTGAAGAATATCGGAATAAGATTTCTGATCCAGATAGAATTGAATGTCAGTACTCAATGTATTCTATTGTCCAATATTCCAAGTTTAAGTGGATATCTCAGGCAATTGAAGAAAATCCTTTTGATAGTAAGTTTTTCTTTTGGATGGACGCTGGCGGGTCTAGGTTCTTTGGTCAATATGATTTGGATTTAGAATATCCGAGTGAGAATGCTCTTGAAGCATTGGAGGGTATGGGGGATAAATTCCTTATACAAATGAATATGGAATATTACAAAGATCTTGCAAATGCATCTATTCTTCCTAAGAGCTATCTTTTGGATAATAGATCATATGTGCTTGGTTCTATGTTTGGTGGTACATCCAATGCACTTCAAAAAGTATCAACAGAAATTGAAAATACTTTCTTGAATAAAATGATTGGTGATGGATTTGTGAATAATGAGCAAATTGCTTTTGGATATATTCTTAAACAATATCCAGATGATTTTGAAGTTTTTGAGCGTCATAATGGTAAGCATATGGCATTGTTTGAGGAGTTAGGCAAGAGATGAAAATTACTTTAGTTGGTCCTGGGATTATGCCAATTCCACCTACGGGGTGGGGTGCAGTAGAAATTCTTGTTTGGGATACAAGAAATGCTCTTAAAAAGTTGGGTCATGAAGTTCAAATAGTGAACACCAAAGACCCTAATCAGATTATTAATGAAATAAATTCATTTAGACCAGATTTTGTTCATGTTCATTATGATGAATTTATTGGAGTTTATCCATATATCCAATACCCAAAGGCAATTACAAGTCACTTTGGGTATCTTGAAAGACCTGAAATGTTTGGTGGATATGTAAATATCGCAAATGCATTTGGGCAGATTAGACCAAATGTTTTTTGTTTGTCTGCAGGAATTAAGAATGTATATAAAATCTTGATGAATATTCCTGAGGAGAAACTTTTTGTAACTCCAAATGGTGTTAATTGTGAGGCATTTAGATACACTAATACTCCAAGACATTCGGATCGCTCAATCTATCTTGCTAAGATTGATTATCGTAAGCGTCAGTATATGTTCCAATCTATTGAAAGTCTGTGGTTTGCTGGTAATAATGCAGACTCTAGATTTGATGTTTCTAAAAACTATCTTGGTGAGTGGAACAAACCAACACTCCACGATCAATTAACTGATTATGGTAATCTTGTTCTTCTAAGCGACGGTGAAGCACATCCTCTTGTTTGTATGGAGGCATTATCTGCTGGCTTAGGTGTTGTTGTTACTGAATGGGGTAAGGCAAATCTGGATGCATCGAAACAATTTATTACAATTATTCCTGAGAGTAAGATTGGAGATATTTCATATGTTGAAGAAAAAATTCTTGAAAATAGAAATTATTCTATAAACAACCGTGAGGAAATTTTAGAGTATTCGAGAGAATTTGATTGGGTTAATATTATTAAAACCCACTATCTTCCAAATGTAGAAACAATAATTCAAACTAATTAATTGCCATTTATAAAATGATTGGATTTAATGCACTAGGGCAGATGGGCAGACTTGGAAATCAGATGTTTCAATTTGCTGCTCTTAAAGGTATTGCTAGGAATATGGGGTATGAATATTGTTTTCCCCCCACAAAAAATCAAAATGAATGGGTAGACCATCAATTATTCAATCCATTTAAGTTGAATAATACTACTCAACTAAATGTACAATTCATCGATTTGGATAGACCAACTATTTCTGAAGGAAGTTTTTCTTTTGACGAAAAGTTATTTAATGGATGTCCTGATTGGGTTTCTATTCAGGGATTTTTTCAGTCCGAGAAATACTTTAAGCACATTGAAGACGAGATTAAACAAGACTTTGAATTTAGAGATGAAATTCTAACTCCTTGTTTGGAAATGATATCTCAATTAGATAAATCTCCAATTGCTTTGCATATTCGCAGAACTGATTATATTACAAATCCAAATCATACTGCACTTGGATTGGAATATTATCAAAAAGCACTAGAGCAATTTGGCAGCGAAGTTCCAGTTCTTGTTTTCTCTGATGACCCTAAGTGGTGTAATGAGCAGCAGTTATTTTCTAGTGATAGATTTTTAATTGCTGAGGGAAATACAAACTATGTTGATTTGTGTTTGATGACTCTTTGCTCAGGACATATTATTGCAAATTCCTCATTCTCTTGGTGGGGTGCTTGGTTAGCAAAGAATAATAATGTTATTGCCCCGTCTGGATGGTTTTTGGGTTCTGACAATGAGCACCTAGATACTAAAGATTTAATTCCTGAAACTTGGATGGTTATTTGATGAAAGTTGCTATTTGTTTTATTGGAACTGGAAAATATTTAAATTTTCTTCCAAAGTATTATGAGAATATTCAAGAGTATTTTCTGCCTAACAGTGAAAAAACTTTTTTAGTTTTTACGGATGGAGAAGGTGATTTCCCTGAAGATGTAAAGGTATATAAGCAAGAACATCTAGACTGGCCTTACGTTACTCTTAAACGATTTGAGATTATTCAAAAGGCAAAGGAAGAAATTGCAAAGAATGATTGGTTTGTCTTTATTGATGCTGATGCTTTAGTTGTGGACACCATTACTGAAGAAGAATTTTTTGATACTACAAAATCATTCTTTGGTGTGCATCATCCTTGCCATTTTCTCCAAATGCCCCCACACAATCAATATCCTGGAGCATTTGAGACTAATCCACTTTCAGTTGCCCATATAACTGAGGATGATGATTTATCAGTATATTATCAAGGTTGTCTTTGGGGAGGAAAAGTTCCTAATATCCTTGAAATGATTGATGAACTTGAGCAGAGAGTCAATATTGATTTAAAGAATAATGTAATTGCTGTTTGGCATGATGAGAGTCATTTGAATAAATTCTTCATCGAAAATAAAGAACATCTAAATGTTTTAGGTTCTGAGTATGCATATCCTGAAGTATTTACTGAGTATTGTGAATTTGAACCAAAGATAGTACACTTAGCAAAAAATAATTCCAAATATCATGTTTGAATTAAACGATAAAAATAAATCTACATACAAACTCAATAATATAGGTCCAATTTATTACTTAAACCTTGATGGACAACCTGAAAGGAAAGAGTATATGGAGTCTCAGTTTAAATATTGGGAAGTTGAAAACTATACTCGTATCTCTGCATATGATGGTAGAGATGATGATTTGAGTGATATTTTAGTTGGTCGTTATCCTGAGATGATGACTTCTGGTGAGATTGGGTGCATCACTTCTCACCTAAAAGCAATTAAGTATTGGTATGAGACATCTGATAGTCCCTATGCAATCATTATGGAGGATGATTGTAATTTAGATCTTGTCAAGTATTGGAATTTTACTTGGGATGATTTCTATGCACATATTCCTTATGATTGGGATGTTGTACAAATCGCAATTATTTGCACTGGAGATATTCATGTTAAACTTCACAAGAGATTTGTGAATGATTTTTCTACAGCTTGCTATTTGATTAATCGCCATCATGCAGAAAAATTACTGAAATATCATGTTAAAGGTGATAAGTATCGTCTCGATAATGGAGTTAAACCTCGCCCAGTTGCAGACGATTTGATTTATAATTCTGGGAATACTTACTCAATTCCACTTCTAATCTATAGAATTGAATTGGGTTCTTCAATTCATCCTGAGCATATTGATGCTTTCCATGTAGGCAACTACAAGGCACTATCGAATTTCTGGGAACAGAATGGGGCAAATATTGATATTCGAGACTATATGAATTATGATCCTTATCTTGGTCGCATCACTGAAAACTCTGCTGCCCAACAAAATCCTTGACATTCAAAAAGAAATCCTCTATACTAAATAAGTACTTAAGAATTCAGTTGTAATTCTTAACATTTGTCCTATAGTACAAACAAAAACAAATTTATGAAATTCTTTCAACAACTGATGCTTGCACCTGTTGCTCTGGGAATGGTTGCTCCTGCTGTTGCGAATGCCGCAGACCTTAATATTGCAGCAGTCAATCAATACTCCTCTGAACAGGCAACAAGCGTCACTCAATTCTCTGATGTTCAACCTTCCGATTGGGCATATCAGGCACTCAGCAACCTCGTAGAGCGTTATGGTTGCGTAGCTGGTTATCCTAATGGCACTTATGGTGGCACTAAGGCAATGACTCGCTATGAAGCAGCAGCACTTCTGAATGCTTGTCTTGACCGTGTGACTGAAGTTACTGATGAACTTAAGCGTCTTCAAACAGAATTTGCTCAGGAACTTGCTGTCATTCGTGGTCGTGTTGATAAACTGGAAGCACAAGTTGGTCAACTAGAAGCACAACAATTCTCTACCACTACCAAACTTCGTGGTGAAGCAACCTTTGTTCTTGGTGGTGTAGATGATTACCGCACTAAGGCAGGTAGTGCTACTGATGTTACAACTGATGATGTCGCACGAACTGCTTTCAATTATGATGTTCGTCTGAACTTTGATACCTCGTTTACTGGACAAGACCTGCTTCGTACTCGTCTTCGTTCTTCTAACTTCAGTTCTGATCCGTTCGGCAGTTCTTCTTCACTGTTCAAACTGGACAAGGCAGACAACTTCTCAAGTGCTAATGGTGATAACGTAGTTATTGATCGTCTGTACTATCAGTTCCCTGCGTTCAATAACACCACTACTCTAACTGCTGGTGCTAAGGTTCGTAACACTGAGATGGCATGGATGCCCACTGCTTATAAGTCTGAGATTCTTGACTTCTTCCAAGTTGCTGGCGCTCCTGGTGTCTATAACAAGGCAACTGGTGCTGGTTTCGGTGCTATGTGGAAGCAAAAAGGTAAGCAAGGTCTGGTTGCTGGTGTAAACTACATTGCTCAGAATGGTTCTGATTCTTCTAAAGGTGAATTTGATGAATCTGGTGCTCTGAATACTCTGGCACAGATTGGTTATCGTGGTACTAACTACGGTATTGCTTTTGGTTATCGTTATGGTACTGAAGGTACTCGTGTTCGTACCTACAACGGTCTGAACGGTGCTGGTGGTACTCTGGTTCCTGGTCAAACCTCCAATGGTTATGCTATCAACGCTTACTGGCAACCTAAGCAGTCTGGTTGGGTCCCTTCTATCTCTGCTGCCTACGGTTGGAATAATGTAAGTGGTACGGTTAGCGATGCTACCAATAGCGACTCCTGGTTCACTGGTCTTCAGTGGGCAGATGTATTTGCTAAGGGTAACTCTGCTGGTGTTGCTATTGGTCAAGCTCCTACAGGAACTAATCTTGAAAAAGCAACGATGCTTGAAGTCTTCTACAAGTATCAAGTGTCTGACAATATCAGCATCACTCCTGCAGTCTTCTATGCAAGTGACAACCAACGTCTGGTTGACAATGCCTCTAGTTGGGGTGGTGTAATTCAGACCAAGTTCACGTTCTGATAAGTAACTCATAAAATGAGTAGAACCACCCCTTTCTGGGGTGGTTTTTTATTAGGCAATCAAAACCTTAACCAAATCTTAGTGGACTTTACGATTGTCTTCCAGTATCATTACTTACGAAGTTATTCACTTTTTATGAAACTCAAAAACTTTATTGCTGTTGGTCTGGTTGCTGCTCCTGTTGCAGCATTTGCTGGACCTGCTTTGAATGGTGCTGGTGCCACCTTCCCAGCACCGATTTATCAACGATGGTTCCAAGATTATGCACGAACTTCTGGGAGTAGGGTTAATTATCAGTCCGTTGGTTCTGGTGCTGGTGTTCGTCAATTCATTGCGGGCACAGTTGACTTCGCAGCAAGCGATGAACCCATCAAAGCATCAGAAGCAAAGCAAGTGAAGCGTGGTGTCGTTCAAATTCCTATGGTGGGTGGAACGATTGCTGTCGCATACAACAAACCTGGATGCTCTCTGAAACTGACACAGAAGCAAGTGGTTGATATTTTCCAAGGTGAGATTAAGGATTGGAAACAACTCCCTAACTGTGGTAATGGTCCTATTCGGGTTGTTCATCGTTCTGATGGTTCTGGTACTACTTTTGCGTTTACCAACTCTCTGAACGCATTTGATGCATCTTGGAAGACTGTTGGTAAGTCTGTTTCTTGGCCAGTTGGGGTTGGTGGTAAAGGTAATGAAGGTGTTGCAGGAACCATTCGTAACACTCCTGGTTCTATTGGTTATGTGAATACTGGATTTGTAAAGGTAAACAAACTCCAGGCTGCTGCAATTCAAAACAAAGCAGGTAAGTTTGTTCTTCCTTCTGCTACTTCTGGTGCTGCTGCTCTGAATAGTATTACTCTAGATAGCAACCTTGCAGGTGAAAATCCTAATCCTTCTGGTGCTGGTGCTTATCCAATCTCCACTCTGACTTGGGTTCTTGCATATAAGAGTGGTAATGGTGCCAAAACTGGTGACATTCAATCAGCACTTAAGTATGCTCTAAGTGGAAAGGCACAGATGCTTGCTGATGATTTGGGTTATGTTCCTTTGAGTGGGTCTATCTTGAACAAGGCAAAGATTGCTGTTGGTCGTATCGGTAAGTAAATCATAACAGGGGGGTGCTTGACACCTCTTTATTTTTCCTATATAATTGTGTAACAATTCGTAATAAAACGAAAATGACTGTAACGACTAATGATCGTGGACAACAAAATATGTTTGCCCGCGAACCCCAAATGTACATCTCTGATGCTGATGCTATTAAGTATGGGATGATGACGCACAACGAACGAGCAGAACTTGCTAATGGTCGTTGGGCAATGCTGGGATTTGTAGCAGGCATTATTTCTTATGCAGCAACTGGTAACTTTTTCTTCGGTGTATTCTGATGACTGAAGTAATCTTCACACTCACTGCAGTTGCCTTTTTTGTACTTTTGGGTTATGCTGTAGAGAAAGTCGCAGAAACTTACTGATGAGTGCTGAAATGTTAGGGCAATTTGCGATTGCTCTTGAGAAACTTGGATGGGACACTAACGATGAATTGGAAGTCAACATTGGTGGCGTGGCAGTTACGGGAACTGCTACTAATCCCAACGCTAATCCAAAGTGGGCGAAACCATACGGAACTGTAACTTACCAGAACGATGCGTTTATCGTCATCAAAAATAAAACTAGAAACCCTGTGGTTTCTTCTCAATCTAATCCTGAACTTAAACAACACCATTCTTATCAAGGAGAAACAAAATGAAAAATCTTTTTACTGAACGTGCCGAACGTATTAACGGTTGGGCAGCAATGATCGGAGTTATCGTTGCAATGGGTACTTACGCCACTACTGGTCAAATCATCCCTGGCGTATTCTGATGGAGGTTAAAATGCGTAAAGAAGGTTATCAAGTTCCACAAGTCCAATTTGTATTTCGTGAATCTGGAGAATTCGTAATTCGTACATCCTCAGAACTTTTTGATGGTAAGCGTGTTGTGATTTTCTCACTGCCTGGGGCATTTACTCCTACTTGCTCTGCATATCAACTTCCTGGATTTGAGGAAAAGTTTGGAGAGTTTCAAGCACTGGGTATTGATGATATTTACTGTATCTCTGTTAATGATGGATTCGTGATGAATTCTTGGGCACAAGATCAAAATATTCAAAACGTAAAACTGATTCCCGATGGAAATGCATACTTCACCCGTTCAATGGGTATGCTCGTTAGCAAGTCAAATCTTGGCTTCGGTGAGCGTTCTTGGCGTTACGCTGCTGTGGTAGACAAAGGTATTATTGAAAAACTGTTTGTTGAAGCAGGACAGCGTGATAATGCTGACTCTGATCCTTATGAAGAGACTACTCCCGAAAATGTCTATAGTTATATTAAATCTACTATTCTAGAAGAAGAATTGGTCTGATGAGAAGGAGGGTTTATCCCTCCTTTTTTAATAAATAGATTTACTGAACGGTTAGGAACAATGAGAGTAGATCTTCACAACTTCTTTCAATACTACGATCCAAAGAATCCAAAGCACGTTGCTGCAGTAGAACAACTTGAAGTTGATCTTGCGATTAAGAATCCAGATTTGATTGAGGATACTTCAAATTGGGTAAAAATTTTTAGAACAAAATTAGAACCAGTAATTCCTGGAATTCTTAATGTTCCTTATTTCCCACAAACAGATAATTACAGAGACGCACAGAGAACCTGTAATTCATCTTCTTGTGCGATGTGTTTAGAGTACTTTAAACCAGGAACTCTTCAGGGAGCAAAGGGCGATGACGCCTACGTCCAAAAAGTCTTTGCAGTTGGTGATACAACTGATCACTCTGTCCAAACAAAAGTTTTGGATGGTTATGGAGTTAAGTCACACTTTAGTTACAATCTTGGGTTTTCTGATCTTGATCGTGAGCTTGCCGCTGGGAGACCTGTTGTTATCGGGATTTATCATCGCGGTACTCTATCTGCACCTTCTGGTGGGCACATGGTTGTAGTGATTGGTAAGAAAGGTGAAGACTATGTTGTAAATGATCCTTACGGTTCTCTGAACGATGGATATACTGGACCAGTAACAAATGGTAAAGGTGCTGTATATAAGAAGTCTGATTTGACTTATCGTTGGTTGGAAAATGGTAAAGATAAAACTGGATGGGGTAGAATCTTTGATGTAAAAAAGTAGAATCAACATCACAGTTAAAAGTCCCTCAATGTGGTGTTGATTTAATCAAAGAATTTGAGGGATGTCATTTAAATGCCTATCCAGATCCAAAAACTGGCGGCCCTCCTATCACAATAGGATGGGGAAGCACTAGAGATTTTAATGGTTCTTATTTTAAGATGGGAAGAACTATTACTCAAAAATATGCTGATAGTTTATTGCTATTTGATGTTGAAAATAGATTTCTACCCTCTTTGCAAAAGATACCTTATTGGAATGAAATGAATGATAATCAACGTGGAGCACTTCTCAGTTTTGCTTACAATCTCGGTGCTGATTTCTATGGTGCTGGTGGGTTTAATACTATCACGAGCAGATTGAAGAATAAAGAGTGGAATTTAGTTCCAGATGCTTTATATCTCTACCGCAATCCTGGTAGCAATGTAGAGGCAGGATTAGCGAGACGCAGAAAAGCGGAAGGGAACCTCTGGGTATCTTAATCTTCCATCTTCGCTTTAAGACCTAACAGAGCAGTGAGTAGAGTAAACAATGCATTGTATGCTCTACTTTCAGATTCTTTGCAATCTAATGGTGGGGGATTTACTAAACCACCTAAAGCATCTGCTCTTTCCAGTGAACCTGGAACCATAAAGTTACAATTTAAAAAAGTAACTCCAATATATCCTAAGGTACATATCACTAAAGACGCAATAAGTTTATCTAAAGTACGAAAATTTTTTCCTACCTTTTTTGGCTGGTCTTCTGATGAATCTGATGATTTCGGAGAATTGTTTTCTTGGTGGTATTCTTCTGGCATTTAAAAATACTCCATCATTGGTAATCAATCTTATAATTAATAGACCAATTAAGAATAATTTTTTCATCTTCCTTCTTCTTTATGTATCCAAGTCTTAAGTTCGTGTAGATATTTCCTTAGCATATCTGCTTTTTCTAGATGCCAAACATCACCACTCTTGAAGTATTCTTGAGTGTGATTGTCTATTGCTTTTAGAATGTTATGAATCGGAGCATTCCAACACTCACGTTTGGGAGTATTCCACTCTCTTGGCATACATCCTCACTTTTTCTTACCACCGTTTTTTGCTTTCTTCGCAGTCGCATTACCTTGGTTTTGTTTAGATTGCTTACCACCAGCAGATCCTTTCTTACCTTTGTTTGCAGATTTTGCCACTGCATTACTCCGAATGGTATAAGAATATTTATGAAAAATGGTTCTTATTTATCGTGTGCCACCTAGGAAATTGGACCTCTTGACAGTATTTGCTAACAGTGTTATGATAAATAGGTAAACAAATGTTACGGAATTCTCATAATTCTTAACATTGTCAAACACCCGTTAACCGAGACCTATAGGGTGTATAAAAACGTCTCTCATACCCACAATGGAGGGTGTTGTGGGATATACTGTAACCATCCAGTCCCCCCTGGACTTTTACTTACCCTTTTAAACAAATGACTGCTTCAATCGCTTCACGCCGTTCTGGCGAAAACCTCTGGGAACAATTTTGCCAGTGGGTAACTTCAACCGATAACCGTCTTTATGTTGGTTGGTTCGGTGTTCTGATGATTCCAACGCTGCTTGCTGCAACCACTTGTTTCATCATTGCATTCATTGGTGCTCCCCCTGTGGACATTGATGGTATCCGTGAACCCGTTGCTGGTTCACTCATGTACGGAAACAACATCATCTCTGGTGCTGTTATTCCTTCTTCTAATGCAATCGGACTTCACTTCTATCCCATCTGGGAAGCTGCTTCTCTTGATGAATGGCTATATAATGGTGGACCTTTCCAACTGGTCGTATTCCACTTTCTGATTGGCATCTATGCTTACATGGGACGCGAATGGGAACTTTCTTACCGACTTGGTATGCGTCCTTGGATTTGTGTTGCCTACTCTGCACCCGTTGCTGCTGCTTCTGCAGTGTTCCTGGTCTATCCCTTCGGTCAAGGATCCTTCTCTGATGCAATGCCTCTGGGGATTTCGGGAACTTTCAACTACATGCTTGTTTTCCAGGCAGAACACAACATTCTTATGCATCCTTTCCACATGTTGGGAGTTGCTGGTGTCTTCGGTGGTTCTCTTTTCTCTGCTATGCACGGATCTCTTGTCACCTCTAGTCTTGTACGTGAGACTACAGAAAATGAGTCACAGAACTACGGTTACAAGTTCGGACAAGAAGAAGAGACCTACAACATTGTAGCTGCTCACGGTTACTTTGGTCGCCTTATCTTCCAATATGCTTCCTTTAATAACTCACGTTCGCTGCACTTCTTCCTTGCTGCTTGGCCTGTAGTTGGCATCTGGTTCACTGCTCTTGGTGTTTCTACGATGGCATTTAACTTGAATGGTTTCAACTTTAACCAATCAATCGTTGATAGTCAGAACCGTGTAGTTAACACCTGGGCTGATGTTCTCAACCGTGCTGGACTGGGCATGGAAGTTATGCATGAAAGGAATGCTCACAATTTTCCTCTGGACCTCGCTGCTGCCGAAGCAACTCCTGTTGCTCTGACTGCTCCTTCCATTGGTTGAGTTTCCTAAAACTGAATAATACTCAAAGGGACTTGCAAAAGTCCCTTTTTTCATATATAATAATACACGAATATAATACACGAATGTCTAGACCTACTCAAACTACTGGAACTAAAACTTGCACCAAGTGCGGGATGACAAAAGATATTGTAGAGTTTTATAAAAGAGGTGGAAAGCAATCGCCAAACACCAGACATAACCATTGTAAAGAATGCACTAAAAAAAGAGTTTCTGCAACTCCATCTATCATAAAAAGAGAACAAGCACTTAAAAGAATGTATGGTATCACCCAGAAAGATTATGATGTAATGCTTGCAGAACAAAATAATCAGTGTGCTATTTGCAAAACAACTGAACCTGGTGGTAGACATACGAGCAATTATTTTGTTGTAGACCACTGCCACAATACTGGTAAAGTAAGAAAACTACTTTGTCATCATTGCAATACCGCATTGGGTCTTGTAGGAGATAATATAGATACCTTACAAAAAATGATTCAATATCTCAATGTCTCATAATACTCAACACGAACCTATGCCTAACTGGGTGATCTGGGCAGGTGTAGGTATGATGGTATTCACCATACTCTGCTTTGTCTTACTGACTGTTGGGATGATTTATGAATGAGTAGAATCACTCATTGACCCCTTTGTTAACTTATGTTAAGATAAATATGAGAAATACATATGAGGTTATGACTTCTTCAACACTTTCACAACCTATTTCACAACGAGGATGGTTTGATGTCCTGGATGACTGGCTTAAACGAGATCGCTTTGTCTTTGTTGGTTGGTCTGGATTACTTCTTTTTCCCACTGCTTATCTGGCGCTTGGTGGCTGGCTTACTGGCACAACGTTTGTTACTAGTTGGTACACCCACGGGTTGGCGTCTAGTTACCTTGAGGGCGCTAATTTCCTCACAGCAGCTGTGTCAACGCCTGCTGACGCTATGGGTCATTCTCTTCTTCTACTTTGGGGTCCTGAGTCTCAGGGGGATTTCGTCCGCTGGGTCCAACTTGGGGGACTCTGGACTTTTGTGGCACTCCACGGGGCCTTTAGTCTGATTGGATTCATGCTTCGTCAGTTTGAGATTGCTCGTCTGGTAGGTATCAGACCTTATAATGCAATCGCATTCTCTGGTCCTATCGCAGTATTTGTTTCTGTATTCTTAATGTATCCTCTGGGGCAATCCAGTTGGTTCTTTGCACCTTCATTTGGTGTCGCTGCTATCTTCCGCTTCCTGCTGTTCCTACAAGGTTTCCACAACTGGACTCTTAACCCCTTTCATATGATGGGAGTTGCTGGTATACTGGGTGGAGCACTTCTCTGTGCCATTCATGGAGCAACTGTAGAAAACACTCTATTTGAAGATAGTGAGCAAGCAAATACATTCAAAGCGTTTGAACCGACCCAGGAAGAAGAAACCTATTCAATGGTTACAGCAAATCGTTTTTGGTCACAGATTTTCGGCATTGCTTTTAGTAATAAGCGTTGGCTTCATTTTTTCATGCTGTTTGTACCTGTCATGGGGTTATGGACTAGTAGCATTGGTATTATTGGTTTGGCTCTTAATCTTCGTGCTTACGACTTTGTAAGTCAGGAGATTCGTGCAGCAGAGGACCCTGAGTTTGAAACCTTCTACACGAAGAACATTCTTCTGAATGAAGGTTTACGTGCTTGGATGGCACCCGCAGATCAACCTCACGAAAACTTTGTGTTTCCTGAGGAAGTTCTTCCTAGAGGAAATGCTCTTTGATTTTATAAGACCCTTTGGGGTCTTTTTTATTATGTCTTTAATTCATAACAAAATCTGACACCTTAGAAAGAACTCCGTATAATTACTTATGAGTTCTTACTTTTTTATGAAGATCTTTTTAGATACCGCAGATGTTTCAATGATTAGTCCAGCATATGAGACTGGACTATTAGATGGAGTTACTACAAATCCCACTTTGATTCTTAAAAGTGGTAGACAACTTCAAGAAGTTATTGAAGAAATATCAAATTCTTTTTCAAAACTAGAAAGTATTTCTGCAGAAGTTGTTGCTGATACCGCAGAAGAAATGCTTTCCCAAGCACAAAATTATTACACAATCGCTCCTGCAGTTACAATCAAAGTTCCTTGTACTGTAGAGGGACTTAAGGTTTGTAAGACACTTTCCGATAAAGGAATTAAAGTTAATGTAACTCTTGTGTTCTCAGTTGCTCAGGCAATTCTTGCATCTAAAGCAGGAGCAACATTCATCTCACCTTTCGTTGGTCGTTGGATGGACAATTCCGTAGATGGAATTGAACTTATTAAAAATATTCGTAAGGCATTTGATTACTCAGGAACATCCACACAAATTCTTGCAGCATCTCTTCGTGATGTAAGACAGGTAGAACAGTCTGCTCTTGCTGGCGCTGATGTGGTTACTATTCCCCCAGTTGTATTCTGGGCAATGTATAAGAATATTATGACTGATAAAGGTTTAGAACTTTTTCAGAAAGATTGGGAATCTGTTTTAGATAAGAAAGATGAAATCTGAAGATCAATGTTGGCATTTTGTGATGTCATCGTTCTCCAGATTGTATGGTGTTAAAAGAGTTATAAGTGAAGAAAAGTTTCATGAGATTGCACTTCAGTGGTGTGATGATCATAATTATGTTTGTGATATTCATTTAGATAGTTTGTCAAAAGTTGATGTTTATTTTAGAAAAATTTACGAGGATTGGGAAAAATGAGAGTTGGATTGATTGGACTGGGACGAATGGGTGAAGGTATGTCCCGTCGTATGATGAAGGCAGGAATAGAAGTTTGGGGTTATCGTAGGAACTATGAAAAAGCGCAAGAAGCATACGAAAACGGATATGTTAACGGTGTTACAACTTCTATACAAAGCCTTGCTCAAGTAGTAAAACATACTCAGAGCGGAGTATCAGACAAATATGGTCCAGGCATCTTCATGATGGTTGTGCCTGCAGAAACAGTAGAGGAGACAATCAATGAGTTACTACGATATTGTGACGAAGGAGATATTATTATTGATCATGGCAATAGCAATTTTAAGGACAGTCGGAAGAGAGCAGAACGCTTGGCAAAACTTGGTATCCAATATATTGATTGTGGCACTAGCGGTGGTGTTTATGGTTTGGATCGTGGATACTGTCTTATGGTTGGAGGTGGAAATACTGCAGTCTCCACTTGTTCGCGCATTTTTGACGCACTCTCCCCAGGAATCAATGCTGCCCCCAGGACTCAGTTTGACTCAGACATAACTTCTGCTGAATGCGGATGGTTGCATTGTGGTGGTCCAGGTGCAGGACACTTTGTAAAGATGGTGCATAATGGGATTGAGTATGGTATTATGCAGGCATATGCAGAAGGATTCAACATCATCAAGAACGCTAATATGGGTGCTCAGTATGTTAGAGAAGGTGATGCAGAGGTTGCCCCTATGGCAGACCCAGAATCCTATTGCTATGATATTGATGTTGCTGAGGTTGCTGAGCTATGGCGTCGTGGTAGCGTGGTTGGGTCTTGGTTACTTGACCTTACTGCTGATGTGCTACGCAGGGATGGTAGCCTTAAACAGTTCTCTGGAGGCGTATCCGACAGCGGTGAGGGTCGTTGGACTGTTTCTGCCGCTGTGGATTTGGGGGTTCCCGCTCCTGTCATTACTACTGCACTATTTGAAAGATTTAACTCACGCAATCTCGGATCGTTCGGAGCAAAAATCCTGAACGGAATGCGTTATATGTTTGGAGGACACCACGTTAGGTGAAATAAATATTCACAAGTCGCAGGTACTTATGGATATTCTCCAGTCGCCTCAAGAATACTTGTTTAATTTGCAGACAACAAGTTCATCTGAAGCAAAACGATTATGGAGAAAACACATAAAAGAAAGTTGGAATCATAAATGTGCTTACTGCAACTCTGAAGAAAATCTAACATTAGACCACGTTGTTCCACAATCAAAAGGTGGTTTAGATATTACAAGAAATGTGGTATGCTGTTGTCATTCTTGCAATCAATCCAAAGGACATGAATATTGGAAGTTGTGGTATGTCCAACAAGACTTCTATAATGAAGATAGTTTGGATAAAATAGAGGACTGGATGAAACCACCAAAACCCACAAATCTTTATAGTTATCGCCCAAGAAGGAATAATGCTTCATGATAAATTCAACAACTCCATACAAACTCGCAGAAATTATTAGAGACACTTGGCCTGGTCTTTACAATATGCCAAAAAAGACCTATAATGAGAAGCCACCATCTACATCAAATGAATCAGATACAAAAACTTCAACAGATTGAATATACTGATCACTATTCAGTCTTTGATAGGAATGGTAAGAAAATTTGTGATACTGCAACAATTCATGATGCCATGCTGATGGTATCTTTTGCAGAGGGGAGGACTTACAAGCAAGTTAAAATTCTTCTTGATCAAGTTGTAAATATTCCATCAACAAGAATGGAAGATGATAAACAACTTGAAGCACAAAATGTTTTGCCCGAAAGTATGGCAGAACCTGTAATCGTATAAATTATCTTATATACTTAACAATCATGAAATTTACAGTTTATTCAAAAGACGGTTGCCCCTATTGCAGCAAAATTAAGCAGGTGTTAGAGTTGGCAAATCTTGAGCATGTAGTTTATACCCTAGGGACTAATTTTGATCGTGAAGGATTTTATTCTGAATTTGGAGAAGGTTCTACATTTCCTCAAGTTATCCTGAATGATCAAACACATCTTGGTGGATGTACAGACACTGTTCAATATCTTAAGGAGCAAAATCTAGTCTAATGGAATCTACTTTTCACGAAGTTTATTTTGATGTTGAAAAGGCAATCGATCTTGCTTTCAATGGACAATTTGTTTTGAAGTTTTATGATTACTTAAAAATTCGTGGAACACTTAGGCGTGAGGTAGAAGAGTTTATTGAAAGTGCCACCGCAAGTGAGATTAGTAATCTTGTTATGGATCTGGACGAATACCTAGAAGGTGGTGCTGATGAAATACATAAACAATTGCGTGAAGGTTATGGTCATATTCCAAAACCGCAAGCAAGAAAGATAAGAAATTATCTTTATGCAATTCTTGAAGACGCTTGGAAATATAATTATGATAAACGACCGGGAAGAAGGAAAAAACAAACTAAATAAACCAGAACCCCAGATTAATCGGGGTGTTGAACTGTTACTTAGGAATAGGAGGAAGAGAGAGTCATCAAAGCCAAAAACTTTTCAAGTGAAGTTTGGTAAAATGATTTCTCTCTTTCGTAGAGAGTTTCATTTCTTCATTGAATTTCACTTCGATATTAGAAAAAAATAACTCTCTGGAGAAAGAAAAATGTTAGCAGTAACTCTAACCATCGGCACATTAGTTTCAATAATGTTCTTTTTTGTTGGTGGTATGTTAGGATGGATGGCAAAGCAACATTTCTATGAAAGAAATTATATTGCTTCACTAAACACACATCCAGAGATGTTTGATGAAAATGGGAATATTATTCCTGATGAAATTTTAGCAGTACGATTTGAGAATGACTATGACTACGACGAAGACGAAGAAGACGACTGAAAAACCTATTGACAGTCTTCCTTCCAATCCATTTGTTTTTGAAATTCTAGAACTTGCTTCTAAGCAACGTTCTACAGAAAAGAAAATTGAGGTTCTTAAAACCTACGAACACGATTCTCTTAAGACTATTTTTATTTGGAATTTTGATGATACTGTAATCTCTCTTCTTCCTGAAGGAGATGTTCCTTATGGAGACCTAAAGGATCAGAATGTATATTCTGGAACTCTGTCACAAAATCTATCTAGAGAAGCAGTTGGTGGCGAATCTGCTACTGGACAAGATTTAGATGGTAGGGGACGCACTTCTTTGCGTAAAGAATATCAAAATCTTTATCACTATGTAAAGGGTGGTAATAATACACTTTCTACTATTCGTAGAGAGATGATGTTTATCAATCTTCTTCAGGGTCTTCATCCGAAAGAAGCAGAACTTTTGATTCTTGTTAAAGATGGAAGACTTGTTGATAAATATAAAATCAATCATGAAATTGTAAAGAGTGCATATCCTGAAATTACTTGGGGTGGTCGTTCGTGAGCAGACTTCGTAATGTTGTAAGAAATGAACAGGAGGAGCAACAATTGGATAAGGTAAATGAAAATTATATTGTTCCTTCTCAGTATGGTTGTGAGATTCTTTTAGAAAAAACTGCAATTGAAAAAACAAAAGATGCTTCTTTTCCCAGCGATGCATATCTAGTTTGGTATGTTGTTGATGGTAAAGAATGTATTGATCTTTGTCGTGCAGCGAAAAAAGTAAGTCTTTTTGATATGTACTATGACAAATATGGTCCAGGTTCTATTCAAAAAATTGACTTTGGTTATGGAAGAGTTAATCCCAAACTATGGGGTTACAAAGCACCTGAAGAAAAAAAGAAAAGAAAATGAGTGAAGGTTTTAGTGAAGAAAAGATTGAAGTATCAATCTATAAAGATGAAGTTAAAAAATTACTGAAGAAGTATAAAAAAGTCAAAAAATATATGAAGTCTCCTCTGTTTACAGTTAGGACTATGGATGGAACTGAGACATATGTGAGTGAACTAATTAAAGAAGCAGAGGAGAATCCATAGTCTGATGGGGAAGCATTACTTACTTAACTTGTACGGATGCTCGTTTGT